GGCGAGACCAGAATCAGAACGATCGGAAACCCTCGATCAGCTGGAATCCTTCGACATCGATTTCGATTTCCTTTTCATGAAAGATTCGAACGAAGAAACCCCGGCGTGGAAGAAATCCGTAGCGGAAACAATCCTGGAAACATATAACGTGCTTCTAGCGATAGATAATGATCCGGACAATATTGCGGTTTTCCAGGAGCTCGGGATTCCTACCCTCGACCCGGAGGAAATCCGCGGTATCGAGATCCGGCAGCAAACCCCGCCGGAATATATCCAGGCGGCCGCGGCCCGCGGGCTCGAGCTTCGGGCGGAAGGCTTCGGAGGTGACGGCCTCACCGACCGAACAATCCGGGAGGCCCGTTTAATGGCGGATGGGGAAATGTCGGACGACAAAGTGATCCGGGCTAATGCTTGGGCGGCCCGCCACGCTGTCGACCTTGAGGCGCCGTCTAATTCCGATCCCGACGATGACGGCTGGCCCGGTGCCGGCGCTGTCGCACATTACTTGTGGGGAATCGATCCTTTGGATCCCGAACCGGCCCGGGCATGGCTGGAACGTACTGCCGAGATGATCCGCGGCGAAAGGAACATAATGAGTAACGTCGAAATCCGTACCTTCGAGGCGACGGTTTGCGAAGTCCGGTCCGAAGGTGACGGGATGACATTCGCCGGCTACGCATGGCGATACAACGAACCTTCGCTGCCGCTACCGTTCACGGAGCGTATCGCGCCAGGCGCATTCACCCGGACCCTCAAGTCGAAGAATGATATTCGGGCTTACGTCAATCACGACGATACGATGCTGCTCGGATCGACGCGGGCTAAGACTCTGCGGATCGAGGACCGTGCCGAGGGCGGTTATGTGGAGATCGATCTACCCGATACGACGGCCGGCCGCGATATCCGCGCTTTGGTTTCAAGGGGAGATATCACCGGCATGAGTTTCGGTTTCTCAACCGTGAAGGATTCTTGGTCATCGGACGGCGGTGAGAGAACACTACTCGAGGTGCGTCTCCATGAAGTAAGCGTGGTCACCGCGGTGCCGGCTTATCCATCCACGACCGCTTCGGTTCGTAATCTTCGGGTGATTGCGAAGCGTACGGAAACGGATCCGACGGCTCTCGCGGATGCTATCTCCGCACTCGAGGCCGGCGAATTGAACGAAGATCAGGCCGGCATCCTTCGTAAGGTTGTCGACCGTGCGGCCGGTGTCGATGAACCGGTGGCAAAGATCCCGGTTAGTTTGCTGATGAAGCAAATCGACCTATTGGCGAAAGCTATCTAGTTTTCCCTAACCGGATTAGGTCGTCACATATGACGGGCCGGTTAGGGGACTCGGGCATGACAGGATAAGTGGACAAAACAAATCCAAAAAATTTAATTTGTCCAAACCCCGGTTCAATTCCGGGCATGTCCACCGCGAAAAAATCGGAGCCGGTTTTTTCGTACCGTGTGCGGAGCCGCGCCGGAGCATAAACAATCCCAACAATTCTTTAGGAGAATTCCGAAATGGAATATTTGAAGCGTCAGGTGGAGGCGCGTCAGGAGGCTTGGCACGCGGCTAAGAGTTTGCTCGATGCTGCTGCCGCCGAGAAGCGTGATCTCACCGCAGAGGAGCAAGCACAGTACGACCGCATTAACGAGGACATCGACGCACGTTCACAGAAGATCGAGGATCTTCGTGCGGCAGAGATGCGGGCGAAGGATATCGAAGCTTCGATGATCGATGCCCCCGAGGTTCGTGAGGTTGCGGCGGCCCGCCGTGGCTCGGACTTCGATACCCTCCGGAAGCTGGTTTCCGGGGAGATTCGTTCCGCTACCTTCGAGCGTCGTGACCTTAACAAGTCCGACGATTCAAGCCTTCTCCCACAGACATTTTATGATGTCCTTCAAGAGAAATTGGTCACGGTCGGACCGATGCTCGACGGGTCCGTTGTGACTCTGCTCAACACCGCGACCGGTGAGGACATCAAGGTTCCGGTGGAGTCGACTCGGCCTCTCGGCACCGCGATTAACGAGGGTACAACGATTGTTGCCCTCGATCCTACGTTCACTTCTCTGACCTTGAAGGCCCAGAAGGTGGCGGCCCTCACGATCGTTTCCCGAGAGATTCTCACGGATTCCGGGATCGATATTCCGTCGTACCTTGCCCGTACCCTGGGAACGTCCGTGGGGATCAAGGCAAATAATTTGCTGACGGTCGGAACCGGCACAAACGAGGCTAACGGAATTGTGACGGCGGCCGGCAGCGGTATCACGGGATCGACGGCGGTCTCAGGTGCGTTTTCTGCCGATAATCTGATTGATCTCGCGCATTCCGTTGACGGTGCTTACGTCCGTCTCGGGGCCGGGTTCATGATGCGTCGCACCTCGATGGGTGCTCTCCGGAAGCTCAAGGATACTGCAGGTAATTACCTGTATGTGCCGGCCGCTACCGTGGGGGCTCCGGACGTTTTCATGGGCTTCCCGATCATCGAAAACCCCGACGTCGCGGCGACTGCACTCGGCGCAAAGTCGGTTCTTTTCGGCTGGTTCGGTTCATACCATGTTCGTCAAGTTGGCGGGATCGAAATCGCACGAAGCGACGATGCCTACTTCGAGAGCGACGAAATCGGCTTCCGGGTTACCCTCCGCCTGTGGGGCGACCTCGGCCAGGCCGACGCCGTGAAATACTTCATCGGTAACGCTGCTTAACCGATTGAAGCAAACGGGGGAGCCGGGCCGAAGGCAGGCGGCCCGGTTCCCCTCTCACCTGCCAAACCTGCCCCATCGGAGGAAACGTGGACCGCGCTGAGAGGCGTAGACGAGCAAGGAACGGAACACCGCCGATTGCCGGCATTTGGTATTCGAATGCTGCTTTCGCACAAACCGGATACGGTACGCAAACTAAGCAAGTAGTTTCCCGAATGCTTGCGGATGGGCACGATATCGCGGTTGCCTGTAACTACGGCCTCGAGGCAACTTCGAGTAGCTGGGAAGGCATCGAACATTTGCCCCGCGGCTATGATGCTTATTCCCAAGACATGGTGCATCCGTATTTCGTGGATTGGTCACGGCAGCATCCGAATCACCGGCATCACGTTTTCACGCTTTACGATGTGTGGGTTTTGAAACATCCGAAGTGGGATGAAATGCCGGTGGTTGCCTGGACACCGATCGATCATTTACCGATCCCTGGAATGGTTCTGACGGTTCTACAGAAACCGAATATTCATCCGGTCGCTATGAGCAAATATGGCGCGGATCAAATGGCAAAAGCGAAGCTCGAGCATTCCTATATTCCGCACGGAATCGAAACCGATATTTTCAAACCTACCGCGTCGGTAACTGATGACCTTGGAGTCACGAAAACCGGGCGGCAATTGATGAGTGTCCCTGATGATGCTTTCGTCGTGGGGATCGTCAACGCTAACAAAGGCCAAATTCCTTTACGGAAAGCCTTTGATGCCCAACTATTAGCCTTCGCCATGTTTGCCGAAAAGCACGATGATGCGGTTCTGTATATGCATACGGAACGGTACGGCGGGATGGGCGGGATTCCTCTGGATCCGCTGATTGCCGCATGTGGGATCCCGGAAGAAAAAGTAAAATTTGTTAATCAATATCAGAACCGGTTAGGTTTCCCGGCGGATGCCCTTGCCGCCTGTTATACGGGGATGGATTGCCTTCTGGCCCCAACTTTAGGTGAGGGTTTCGGGATCACGGTTGCCGAAGCTCAATCATGTGAAACCCCGGTGATCGTCAATAATTTCTCGGCCCAACCGGAACTAGTCGGTGAAGGTGTCGCGGTTGCCGGGCAACCTTCCTGGGATCCGACACAAGGAGCCTGGTTCCAAATCCCGCTAATCTCGGAAATATATAAAGCCCTCGAAGAAACATATGAGAGGCGCGGGCAGCGGGCCACGATGGGCCGCCGGCACATTGTCGACAACTACGATGCCGACACGGTTTACGAAAACATGTGGCGGCCGCTGCTCGAGGATCTGCCGTGAAGGTAGCGTGGCTT